ACGCACTAGCTATTGCTGTTACGTGTATTCCTGATAGGTCATTAAGTTTTCAGGTAGTTTTTACTGGCGCTGAGACTTATGACAACGATGATCCAAATGTACATGGAGGAGCCATGTGGGCTAGAATGCCTATAACGGCTCTCGTTGGGGATACTGTTTTAAGCAAGTGGCCTACTGCAATGCCTCCACATTTAGCACAGCCTTGGGATTGTAGTTCTAGAAATCATGCAGTTTATGTAATGGATAGAACAAGTTCAAGTCCTTGGATATGTAAAATTGATGGGGAGTTTTACACAGGTAAATATATGTTTACAGTAGACTACACTGATAGTGCAATATCTGATGATCCTGCACAACATAAACAAAACCATGTAATAGAACTAATAGATGCAGGCGATTGGACAGGAAACATTATTGCATTGCCTAATAACAGAGTAAGAGTGACTAACCCTGCTTTGTGGGCATGTGGAGAAGGTGCTCCTGATTTTCGACCTAGCCAATGGACTCATAGTGCAGAGTGTGATGTGAGTTATATGAACCCTGATGTTACTTTTAATAATTTATATATGGAGAATGACAATGCCTAAGCACACTAAAATGGGAGCGAAAAACGGAAACAAATCTGCTAAAAGAGAAAGAGGCGGCATGGAAGGCGGCGGTATGATGGGCAGTAAAAAAACTAAAGGCTATGCTCGTGGTGGCGTAGTGAGTTATTCAGAGGATATGCCTCGTCTATCTCCCAACTAGGCTTTAGTTAATGGCAGCAACATATCTAGAATTAAGTAATGAACTCCTGCGGGAGATGAATGAGGTAGAGCTTACCAGTTCTAGCTTTGCGTCTGCCGTGGGTATTCAACAGCATGTAAAGGATGCTATCAACCGTGCTTACCTAGATATTGTAAATGAAGAGCCTCAGTGGCCTTTTCTTGCAGCAAATCTGAGTGGTGAAACAGATCCTATGTACGGTAATGTGTATGTAGAAACTGTAGCGGGACAGCGTTGGTACTTATTGAAGCCTGCAAGTTCTTCTCTAACTACAGACTATGGATATGTAGATTGGGATAATTTCTATCTTACTACCGTAGGTGTAACAGGAGAGGCAGCACCTTATACTGCACGTAACTTGCGATTCACCACTACAGAGTCTTGGAAGGACTACAGACGTATACCTGAAAACTTAGATGATGCAGACGGACAACAGTACGGTGTTCCTGATCGTGTCATTAAAAGTCCTGACAATCGTAAGCTAGGGCTAAGTCCGATACCTGATAAAGTGTATCGTGTTTGGTTTTATGCTTATGCTTTGCCTACAGAGCTTTCAGCTTTTGGAGATGAAATAGTATTTCCAAATATTTATAAGCCTGTGCTTCTGAATAGGGCTAGATACTATATCTATCAGTTTAAAGAAAGTCCACAGTTTTCGGCATTTGCTCTCGAAGACTACAAGCGTGGCTTGCGTTTAATGAAGTTAAATCTTATGGAGCCAAACCCCGGTGAGTTTAAAGATGACCGTATGAGGTTTGTCTAATGTCTCAGCCGTTTGGTCTGTCAGCTAGGGGAGGGCTTTACACAAGTCTTAACCAGCTTGAGATGCTTGCCCAGCCGGGAGTTGCTTCAAAGCTTACAAACTTTGAAGTAGACACCGATGGAGGCTATCGCCGTATTAATGGCTTTAGCCTGTTTGGGGGAGGTTCATCAGTAAGACCTAACGGAGATAACAAAGTATTAGGCATCTTTGTATACGCTGATGGCGTTATCGTATGTTCAGGCACTGGGATATTTTTTAGTCAGACTGGCACTTCATGGATTTCTATTGCAAAGCAAAGCGTCAGTAGCTCAGGAGATAATCATAGTACCTTTACAGGCCGTTCAGACTTAACAAGAACTTCACAAGGTCAAGTAAGTTTTTCTTTGTTTGAAGGAACAACTGATTACGGTACTGTCTTGATATGTGACGGAGCTAACAAGCCTTACTTCTTCAGGATGGAAGGTACGGGCGCATTAACAAGCAGAACATTCTTTGGAGGCGAAGTAACAGTAGACAGCACTAAGGCTCCTGCTGTCGGTACGATACATGACAAACACTTTGTAGTAGGGGGAGCAGCAGGCGCTGAAAATACTATTTATTTTAGTGCTACTAATGATCCTGAAAGTTTTACCGCTACTGGATCAGGCTCTATAGTTTTAGAAGATCAAGTAGTTGGACTAGCCAGCTTCCGTAATGACTTGATTATTTTCTGTAAGAATAGTTTATTTAAACTTCTTAATATAAATGATTCTAGTACTATTACAGTTCAACCTATTACTAAAAACGTAGGTTGTCTGGATGCTAACAGCATTCAAGAAATAGCGGGTGACCTCCTTTTCTTGAGTCCTGATGGTCTTAGAACAGTTGCAGGTACGGTGCGTATTGGTGACGTTGAGTTGGGGTCTGTTAGTAGACCTATACAGCCAACTATCAAATCTATCGCAGCTAACATAAATAATTTAACTGTAACTAGTGCAGTGCTTAGAAGTAAGTCACAGTACAGGTTATTTTATAATACAGATGGTACGGCTAATACAACAGCTAAAGGAGTTATAGCTACACTTACTAATGAAGGCTTTCAGTATTCAGAAACTGAAGGGATCAAAGCAACGGCTATAGCTTCTGGTTTTGACAAAGATGGACTAGAGCAAACTTTTCATGGTGATGGCGACGGCTATATTTATAACCATGATACAGGTAACTCGTTTGATTATGCAGGCACGGCATCTAATATTTCAGCAGCATATCAAACTCCTAACTTAGACTTTGGTGATGTAGGTACAAAAAAGACAATGCGCTATGTGCGTTTGTCAATGAGTCCCGAAGGAATTATACAGCCTACATTACGTGTGCGTTTTGACTATGAAGATCCAGCAATCGCACAACCATTAGATTATGTTTTAGACAGTATACCGCTGCCTAGTCTTTTTGGATCAGGTGTTTTTGGCACTAATACTTTCGGAGCACCAGCAGATCCATTAGTTAGAAAGTCTATTCAAGGTAGTGGCAACACAGTGAGTTTTGCAGTAACAAGTGTAGATCAAAATTTTCCATATACTGTAAATGGTCTTTATATAGATTACACTCCATCAGGAAGGAGATAATAAGTGGCCCAGAATTATACCAGACAAAGTACATTCGCAGATGGCGATACTATTTCAGCATCGCTGTTTAACAACGAGTACAATCAACTATTAAATGCCTTTGCTTATTCTTCTAGCAGCGCATCTTCTACAGGTCACAGGCACGATGGTTCTGCTGGTCAAGGCGGCAATGTTTTTAAGATTGGTGATATTGACTTCTTAAACAAGATTGAAGTTGATGGTACAAATGATCGTATTGGTTTTTATGTACAAGTTTCTAGCTCTACAGTAGAACAGATTCGTATTCAAGATGGAGCAGTTGTACCCGTAACAGATAACGATATAGACCTTGGTACATCTTCTCTTGAGTTTAAAGATTTATTTTTAGATGGTACAGCCCATGTAGATACTTTAGATGTAGATGCTAATGGTACTGTAGCAGGAACTTTTGGAGTAACTGGAGCTACAACTCTTTCTAGTACTCTAGGTGTTACTGGAGCTACTACGCTTTCTAGCACTCTTGCAGTTACAGGCACAACAACTCTTACTGGAAATGTAACCACCACTAATGATCTTAGTGTCGGAGGTAATCTTACAGTTACAGGAACCACCACATTTAATGGTGGCACACTTACTCTAGGAGATGCTGCATCAGATAATGTTGTATTCGGCGCAGATGTAAATTCTAGCATTATTCCTAACACAGATGATACATACGATCTTGGTAGTTCTTCTCAAGAGTGGCGTGATCTTTATGTAGATGGTACTGCTTATTTAGATGCTATTAATTTTAATGGCACTGCTATAACCTCTACTGCTGCTGAATTAAATATATTAGACGGTGTTACTGCAACTGCTACTGAACTTAATATTGTAGATGGAGGAACTTCTGCTACTTCAACAACTTTAGCAGATGCAGATAGAGTCGTTGTAAATGACAACGGAACTATGGTGCAGGTAGCACTAACAGATTTTGAAACTTATTTTGAGTCCTCGTTAGATACATTAAGTAATGTAACCACTGTAGGGGCTTTGAATGCGGGTACTATTACTTCTGGGTTTGGATCTATAGATAATGGCTCTTCAGCTATTACTACTACAGGCACAGTAACTTATGGCTCTTTAAGTGATGGTTCAATAACTATCACTGCATTCGTAGATGAAGATGATATGTCTTCTAACAGTGCTACATTAGTACCTACACAACAGTCTGTCAAAGCTTATGTAGATACTCAACTTACTGCTGAAGATTTGGATTTAACTACAGACAGTGGAACTATTGATATTGATTTAGATAGTGAAACTTTAACTGTTGCTGGTGGAGAGGGTATTGATACTTCTGCATCAGGTACTACGATTACTATTGCTGGCGAAGATGCAACTACATCTAATAAAGGTATTGCATCTTTTGATTCTAATGATTTTACAGTTTCTAGCGGTGCAGTTAGCTTGGCTACTACTTCAACCGCAGCAGAACTTAATATTCTAGATGGTGCTACTGTAACTACAGCAGAACTAAACATATTAGATGGTGTTACATCTACAGCCGCTGAGTTAAATATTCTTGATGGTGTAACATCTACTACAGCAGAACTAAATATTTTAGATGGAGTCACCTCTACCGCAGCAGAATTAAATATACTTGATGGAGTGACTTCTACAGCCGCAGAATTAAACCTGCTAGATGGTTCTACAGCAAACACTGTTGTAAATAGTAAAGCTGTTGTATATGGATCTAGCGGAGAACTAGCAGGAACTTTATCTACAGCAGCGCAAACTAATATTACAAGCGTAGGTACGCTAGGTAGCCTTACAGTATCTGGTGATGTCACTGTAGATACAAACACACTGAAGGTAGACTCTAGTAATAATCGCGTAGGTGTCAATCAAGCTTCGCCCTCAGTCTCTCTTGACTTAGGCTCTAACACTGATGCTATCCTTGTACCCGTAGGTACTACAGCACAACGTCCTAGCGGTGCAGCAGGACAGTTCCGATACAACAGCACCTTGGGACGCTTTGAAGGCCACAACGGCACTGAGTTTGCTGAGATTGGTGGTGGCGGTGGAACCAACACATTTACCCGCGATAGCTTTACAGGTAACGGCTCTACCACTGCATTTACGCTATCACAGTCTATTGATGATGAGAATGACCTGATCGTATTTAACGGTGGTGTCTTCCAGAATCAAGCAGCCTATAGTGTCTCTGGCACTACGCTTACCTTTGGAACCGCACCAGCTAACGGCAATACAGTAATTGTATACTCTGTTCGTACAGCAGTGTCTGGATCTAATACCAGCCTAGCTACGATGACAGGCGATGGTAGTGATACTACTTTGACTCTTGCAGCTAATCCTGTTAATGAGAATAACGTACAAGTTTATATTGATGGTGTATATCAGAACAAGAGTACATTTAGTATCTCTGGTACGACTCTTACATTCTCTACGGCTCCTCCAAGCGGCTCTGCTGTAGAAGCTATTACGTTGACACAGACGGATATAAACACTGCTACGATTCTAAAAGATGCTGATGAAGATACTAAAGTTCAGGTAGAAGAGTCTAGTGATGAGGATAAGATACGATTTGATACTGCTGGTACTGAAAGAGCAGTCATAGATTCTACTGGTTTAAATGTTGTAGGAACACTAACTTCTGATTTAATTACTACAGATGAAGATGCTTCTGGATTAATAACAGTTGGACGTTTTTCAAGCGGAGTTCCATACTCGCTTATTAGACCATCTACAAATGCTACTGGTCTTGAAATTAGAACATTTGCTGGTAATGCTATAGGTAGATTTTTAAATACTGGAGTTGCAGAGCTTTATCACAACGGAAGCCAAATACTAGCCACGACTAGTTCAGGTATTGATGTAACTGGCACTGCGACTCTTACAACTGCAGGCAACACTGCTCAACTAGTGCTGAAGTCTACGGATAGTGACTCAGCAGTTGGCCCCCGCCTTGATTTAACTAGAGATAGCGCAAGTCCTGCTGATGGTGACGCTGCTGGTCAGATACGTTTTTTGGCAGACAACGATGCTGGAACAGAAACCAGCTTTGGATTCATTCGGATGTTTTTATCTGATGTTTCTGATGGCGCAGAGGCGGGTCGGTTAGAGATAGACACTAGGGTCAATGGAACGAATCGAACCCGTCTCAAGATGAGTTCATCAGAGACTGTTTTTAACGAAGACAGTGTAGATCTTGACTTTCGCGTTGAGTCAAACAACAAACAGGGCATGTTAATCGTTGACGCTGGCGATGACGAGGTAAAAATAGGAGGCATCACAGGCAGCGCATCTGGCACACTCAAGGTCAAGTCAAACTCAAGTCATCATGGACTTATGCTAGAAGAAAACAGCGGAAACGAATCCTATAGCTTGGGTGTAGAAGCTGATGGATCTTTAATTTTTGCAAACTCTGGAACGACAGCTTTTAGGTTTAATGATTCAGGTCGATTCATCATCCTAAACAATACGGATGTCTCAATGACATCTGGCGGTGCAGGTCAGTTGAGTATCGAAGGAAATGGCTACGACGGCGCAATTGCTTTAAACGATACTGGAATGCACATCTATCACAATTCAAGTGCTAGGGCGCTGATTTTTGGCATAAACGAAAGCGAGAAAGCACGCATTGATAGTTCAGGCAACTTGCTGGTTGGTAAAACGTCAGCAGACAATACGACTCAAGGGGTCAGGATTTATTCAACAGGCCGTCAGTCAATAGTTTCTGAAGCTGACACTGCACTAATTATTAATCGTCGGACTTCTGAAGGAACCATTGTAGACTTCCGCAAAGACGGCACCACAATCGGTAAAATTGGCGTTGTTGCTACTAACAACCTATTCATCAACGGAGACACGATAGGTCTAGCTATTGGCGATGACAATGTTTATCCTGCTAATAGCAGCGGTGCGTCTACTGACGGCGCAACAGATCTAGGTGATGCTGTAGCGCGTTGGAAAGACCTCTACTTATCAGGCGGTGCATTCCTTGGGGGTACTACATCAGCGAATTTTTTGGATGACTATGAAGAAGGGACGTGGACTCCTGTTCTTTCTGGCACTGGATATTCTTTTGGAACGCATACAGGAAGTTATGTAAAAGTAGGCAACAAAGTTTTTGTGACGGCATTACTTGTTATAAGTACCGTAGGCACAAACACATCACTGATCACTATAACTGGATTTCCATTTACTGCTCATTCAGCAACAAATCAATTTCAAGTTGGCATAGTTAGGGAAACATCTGTTACGGGCCGTGTATATGTTGCTCAAATAAACGTCAGCACTGTTTCAGGCGGTTTGAATTCAATGGATGGCATTGCGTCTGGTTCTAATGAGATATTTACTGCAGGTAATTACGGTCTAAGCCTAACGTATATTTCAGCCTAATACCTCAAGTGGATTCTTGAGGTGGACAGTCCAACCAAAGGAGATAAAATATGGCACTTTCAGAAAGCACAGTAGAAGATAAAATTGAAGTAGTAGATTGCGGAGGCTGGAAAGTTATCCAAGTCCGTACAGCTACTATTATTAAAAAAGATGATGTAGAGATCAGCAGATCTTTTCACCGTCACACAGTAGCGCCTGCTGATGATTGGTCAGATGAAAGCGCAGAGGTTCAAGCCATGTGCAATACCTTTCATTCCGCAGATGCAATCAAAGCTTACAATGACGCACAATCGGAGACAATATAATGGCTACATGGACTATTGAACAACTAGATCGTAATACAGCAGATGGTGGTGTGACTTGTGCCCACTGGAGGGTTTCAGAGGTAGATGGAGATTATTCTTCATCTAGATATGGCGCTGTAGGTTTTGTACCTGATCCTTCATCATCAGATTTTGTACCTTATGCAGATCTTACTGAGTCTACAGTACTAGGCTGGGTTCAAGCAGACGTAGATAAAGATGCTACTGAAGCAGCATTAGCTGCCGATATTGCAGAGCAGAAGACACCTACAACGTCTACTGGCGTTCCTTGGTAGGCTGAGTGAAGCTAGGCATGGCTACTAGAACAGAGATGGACATAGCTTTAGAAGCTCTAGAGCGCATTGCAGAGCATGAGAAGGAGTGTGGAGAACGCTGGGCCGAATGCACTGTAGAGCTAAGAGAGCTTCGCAAGGCTACGGATAATCATGCTGCACGTTGGGAAAGACTTGCTTGGTTAGTAGTAACTGTTGTAGTCACTACAGCAGCAACTGTTGTTGTTTCAATTTTAGGATAAAACATGAGTAAAAAAAGAAAGAACAGAAACAATAAAAAAGTCTTGCAAGCACTTCGACAGAAGAGAGCTAATAGTGGACGTTCAAAACTTGCTCATGGAGGTAAACCTCAAAGGAGAAATTTTGACTCTCAAGATGAATACAATATGGCATTTGAAGCTTGGGATGCAGTACATGGTGCTAAGAAACCTAAAACTCAAGTAACGGGAACTACTCAGAAAACTGTTCAGCCTACTGGGGATGATGGAGGCACTGTTAAAACCACTCAAGATGTTATCACTACTACTGGTACGGCAACGGGTGGCGCTCCTACATCTGTTTCTACACAAGGGCCTCCGCAAATAGAAATAGAAGCTCCTGAAACTCCGACTATTCAAAAAGCAGACGTAGAAAAATTAGACACAGGTTCTATAACTGAGAAGTCTTCTGATGCAGATAAACTTGCAGCAGGCATTAGTACCGAAGTTCAGCAGCTAGACACTACACCTACTGATATAAAAAGAGATGAAGCTAAAGCAGGTAAAGCTACAGCTAAAACTAAAACAGCTTCTCAAGCTAAAAGTGTAAAAGATTTTGATGCTGCTACAGTCACTGCAAAAATGGCAGAAGAGACTGACCCAACTAAAGCTGCTACAGGAACAGTTAGCGAAGAGGCCGTAGCTAAAGTAGATGAAATAAGAGGTCTTACAGAAAGAGCAGTAGGCCAAGAAACTACTGCCGCTGAAAAAGAAAGTACTTTAGCTAAAACAGCTGAGTATACTATTGATCCTCGTTCTATTGCACCTAGCGTAGAAGGAGAAACTGCAAACATAAGTCCTACTGCCGCAGCCGAAAGATCGACACGTAGAGACATCGTAGGCACAGAAGCTGATGATGGCACTGCTGCTATGATTGATGAAACTGTAGGCTATGAAGCTGCTAAACGTCGAGCAGTAAAAGGAACAGCCGCAAAAGGTGCCGCCGCAGAAATGATTGCAGCTGTAGGAGAACTTCCTCCTGATATTACAGCTGCTGTTGTAGAAGACCCTGCAACTGTAGAAGCTCAACTAGACGAGCAACCTGTAGAGGTACGTGCAGCTATTGCAGCATTACCTACAGAAGCTCTCGTGTCTTCTCAAATGGAGTCTCTACTTGGAGGTATTGAAGACGGAGAAACACCAGCATGGGCTAGGCCAGCCGTAGCAGCTATTGAGCAAAAACTAGCCGCTAGGGGCCTCTCAGCGTCCACTGTGGGCCGTGACGCTTTGTTTAATGCAATCATACAGAGTGCCCTCCCAATGGCTCAGAGCAACGCACAGGCCCTCCAGCAACGTGCTGCACAGAATCTTAGTAACCAGCAGCAGGCTAATCTTGCTCAGTCTACTCAGGACATGCAAAGACGTATGGCTAACTTAGCTAATCGTCAAGGGGCTGCATCACAAACTGCACAGATGGCTCAACAGATGGGCGTGTTGCAAAGTAATTTTAACCAGCAAGCAACTATCCTGTCTGCACAACAACAACAGCAAACAAGAACTCAAAACTTAAATAATCAACAACAGGCTGCTGTACTTCGATCTCAAAATAAACAAGCTATAAATGCTCAGGAGCTTGGCAATGAACAGCAGATAGAATTAGCTAACTTACAAATCGAAGCTGCTACAGAAGGTGCAAATCAAAATGCAGAGAATCAAAGAAGGTTAGCACAGATGCAAGTGGCTGCCGACTTCTTATCTAAGAATGCAGCATTCAAGCAGCAAATGGAGCTTGCTAATCTTTCCAATGACCAGCAGATGCGTCTTGCTAATTTATCAGCAAGAAATCAAGCTGAGTCTCAAAGGATGTCTAATGCTGAAAAAATTGAATTAGCAAATTTAAATGCAGAGCTACAGACCAATTTAGCTCAAGGGCGTATAGCCGCAGAAATGAATGTTGCTCAATTAAATGTAGACCAACAGACAGCCATTAGAAATGCTACTATGATAGCTAATGTTGATTTAAATAAATTTAATGCAGCACAGCAAGTGGAGCTTGCTAATAGTAAAGCAATGCAGACTATGGTGCTTGCAGACTTAAATAATCGACAGCAAGCAGCTATACAAAATGCTACAGCTATGGCTAGTTTAGATCTAGCAACAGTAGATCAGCGAACCAAAATTGCAGTTACAAATGCTCAGAGTTTCTTAGCTATGGACATGGCTAATTTAAATAATGAACAACAGGCTGTTATTTTAGATCAACAAATGAAGCAACAAAGAATATTGTCTGATCAATCGGCTGAGAATGCAGCAAGGCAGTTTAACGCTACTTCTGAAAATCAAGTAAATCAATTCTTGACTTCTACAGAAGCAGCAATGCGACAGTTTAATACTAGTCAATCTAATGCTATGAAACAGTTTAATGCTAGTGAAGAGAACAGGGCTGCTGCTGTTAATGCTCAGTTAGCTACTGATGTTTCTAAAGCTAATGCTTCCATGAAATTAAATGCAGATCAGTTTAATGCAAATATGGATTTGCAAAGGGAAACATGGAATGCTGCAAACGCTCAGGCAGTAGAGCAATCTAATATTGAATGGCGTAGAAAATCAAACACGATTGATACCGCAGCACAGAATGCTTCTAATATGCTAAACGCTCAACAGACCTTTCAAATGGATTCTGCTGAGATGGCATTTCTATGGCAGACTCTTAGGGATGAAGCCACATATCAAAGAACAGCATATGAAAATGATCAGCAAAGAAAAACAACTTTGTACGCTACGGCGCTTGCGAATGAGGCAGGGGCAAGTGGAGAAGAAAACTCTACTTCAATAGACGCTCTATTTAACTTAATCAAAGGCATAACAGGTGGTAGTTAATGGGATTTTTTAAAAAAATATTTAAAGGCATAGGTAAAATTTTTCGCAAGATTGGCAGAGCAATCAAGAAAGGTTTTAAAAAATTTGGTAAGTTCATGGGCAAGATTGGCGTTGTAGGCCAACTAGCTATGATGTTTATTCTGCCCGGAATAGGAGGTGCCCTAATGAAGGGCTTCGGAGCCATGGCAGGTAACATGGCAGCACTTACTGGAAAGTTTGCAGGACTTAGCGGCTCCGCACTGGGTACAATAGTCAAGGGTGTAGGGACTGTGTTAAAGGGCGCTCATGGCTTTGTTCAGACAGGTGTGAATGCTTTTAAAACTGTCACGAGTGGTCTAATGGAGTTTGGTAAAACAGCACTAAATAAATTACCCGGTATTGAAATTAGTGGTGCTAAAGCAAACTTCTTTGGTGCAGACAGCGTAATGGAAGGTATCCGTTTGGACGCAGCTAATATTGCAAATCCCTTTCGAGATAGCATTACACTAAAGCCGGGAATGACTGTAGATAAGCTAACTCAAACTACGGGGCTGTCAGTAGATTCTTTGCAAAAATTAAATCCTAATATTAATTTATCCGCTCCGGGTGCTGATCTTTCTGGACGTACATTAAATTTAGATTTTAATAATATTGCTCCTGACATACAAAAAGTTATTGAAAACGGCAAGATAACAGCGGCAGGGGGAGTCCCTTCAGATGCCTTTGGAGTTGATATAGGCAAAGTTGATACACTAAAGCCCGGAGAAGTTAATCTAAACTTTGATACTACTCCAACACAAAACAATGGTTTTAACTTTGATAGTGACTTTGATCCTTTCCCAGAAACAACGGGTGCCATAAATCAGGTACAAGATATTACTAGAATATCTTCAGCTAGTGTTCCTGATATTACAACTAACTTGTTAGATCCTACGACTCCTACAACTGTAGATAGGATTGGAACAACTATGGCAGATCCGACAGGTACGGTTGCAGACCCAACTAAATATGTTGAAGATGTAATGCCTGACGGTGTACCTGAAGTAGGAGCAATTGATCAAAGATCCCTATTGTCTAGAGGTCTTAGTAGAGCTACAGAAGGGTTATCTAAAGGTATTGGCAGGGCTTTGGATGATCCTATCGGCACAGGTTTACCTATGATTCAAAATCTAGCAAGTACCTTCTCTTCTCCAGAAGAAATTGAAATGGCTAGAAGAGGAGGCACAGGGTATGTTGCAGATGTATTACCACAGTTTGATATAGGGTCTGTTGATATGTCTCAACTATTTAATGCTGGTAATTTTGGGCCGGGAGCAGTATCAATGGATTTCTTAAATCAAGCTATGTTGTTTCAAAGTCCAAATCAACGATTTCCGGGCGCAATAGGTTATTAGGAGATAAATAATGAGTATGCCACAAATTAACACTGACTTTGTACAAGCAAGATTGAGCAGAAGTATTCCGGGTGAGTCTTTCGCTAATGACCCAGATACTCCTTATCCATTTGAAAAGGCTCCAGAGTTTACTTCTGTACATAAAGCTTCAGAATTTATATTTGAAAAAATTACTGAAGAAGAAAACTATATGCAGTTTATGGAAGTAATCGCAACAGGTGCGCCTCTAATGGAGATTGCTAAAGTATTGCTATATGGTATGTATGATGAAGGTAAAATTAATCCTGATTTAATGGTATTATTAATTGAACCTACTGTTTATATTTTAATGGCTTTGTGTGAACGAGCCGACATTCCTTTTACTATTGATGGACAGATGGGTGAAGAAGAAGACCTTGATGGTAACAGCCAAGAATACGAAATCCTTCAAAGACTTCAAGAAGCCCAAAGGTCAAACGAAATACCTCTGCCAGAAACCATAGAGCAGAGACTACAGGAGCTTAGGCCACCGCCTCAAGAGTCGCCCCCTGAACAACCAAGTCTACTAGATATGGAGCAGTAAATGGCTATTGAAGAGTTTGGAGAATCATTACTTTCAGCCCAGCGTACACGCATTGATGAGCGAGATAGACGGGCGCGTAAGGCACAGAAGAAAGCTAAACAGGCGCAGTATCTCCAACTAGGAGGCGCTCTGCTTGGGTCTATGGCACAAACAAATGCCCAAAGACAAGCAACAGCATTTATGCGTACTGAGCCTATCATGGCTGCTAGAGCTAAGTACAATGCTGGTGTAGCGCAAAGTATTTCTCATTTAGAAAATAATAAAGTAGCTCAAGAGCATCAGCAGGGTGTTGTAGGTTATTTGCGAGATAAGTATATCCCATTAATACAAGATCAACTTAATAGAAATATTGATGAAAAGGATTATACTAAAGATGGCTATGACCAGTATATTTATGACAAAGCTACTGAATTAGCTAAAGCTAATGAAGCTAAGTTTAATGAAGCCACTGCTGCTGCTATGCGTGTAGGTAAAGACTCTACAGCCTTTGATAACTTTATTAAACTAAATGATGGTATTTCTGATACTCCTATAGGTGCGGTAGCTCAAGGTATTACGGGCCTATTTAGAAATAAGTCTCAGCAAGCCTTACGAGCAGATGCAGCTAACAATATTCTTAGCAGCAGATACATTCAAGATGTTGATGCTTTAGCTGCGGCGAAGTCTGCACTAGCCCAAGGCTTGCCAGCTTTAGATGCCGCGCAGATTGGTCGCAGTATAGAAAAATATAAAATGTCTGATGATGATTATAATGAAGTTAGTAGAAAAGATGACACCATTACAAGGCATATAGCAGGTAAACAATATACTATTACAGGCACTCGCGTAGTCAAAGAAAATTCATGGGGTCAAAAAAGAGAAACTTTTGAGGCTGATCCAGAGTTTGCTAATCTAGAAAAAAGTTTAAGACCTCCCCCAACAGTTAAAAAGGAAGTTGTATCAAATATGGGTATAGACTATATTGTTACGACAACGCAAGCTAGGGATATTTATGATAATCCTGTTGGTGATCCTATAGTTAAACAAACAATAAGAGGCGCTAATTTACAAGGTACGGCTGGTGTAGACACTGCACAAGTTTCAGAAGTAAATTCTTTAATACGACGAAGAGTAGACAGTTTCCAAACTCCTGTATCCGATGAGCCGTTTGATGGTATAGAGGGGGCTTATGCTAAGTATATTCTTCGAGATGGAAGTATCAGCAGCAAAGATACCCTGCCTGCCGATATATTTAATGCCCGTGCTGCTCGAATGATAGTGCAAGGAGCAGCTATTACAACTGCTACTAAGGCAAACGATTATAAAAATAACTCTAAAAATTTAGGTGTCACAATAAGTCAACATGTATTTTTAAATGATATGCAAAGAACTGCTGATAATTCAGTTCTGCCCGGATTAGACGAATTTGATACATCAAAAAGTTTAATGATACCCGGTGACAACCATTCGCCTCTAGAAATTTTAGAGGCTATAGGTAGTATTAGAAAATCTAAACACGCAAATATAGATGGAAAATATTTAGCTACTCTACTAAGTAATAACTTTGTAAAAGATCAACTTAATGCTTTACAAAGTGATCCAGAAACTTTAGGTAAATACATTAAAACTTTTAATGCTTATCAAGATGATCCAGCATATAATCATTTATTTAGAAAAGAAGTTGATTTAGCAGGTCAACGTGTTTCAATTTATGATATGCTTTTGTTAACTCAACAGGCAAGTCGATGACAGTAATTTATAAGCCTAAATTAGACTTTAATGATGAAGAAGCTGTAGCTAAGGCTCTGGAACAGTTTTCATTACAAGAAGTTCCTGAAGCTGCACAGGACTCTACGTTTTCTGTGTCTGACTTTAAAGCAAGACGAGCACATGACTTAGAGGCTGTATTTAATTACAAATTTGGTGACAGCACGTATTATAAAGCATTGAGAGATAATGTGCAAGACTTTGCACCTGATCAAATTGTAGACAGGCTAAGACAGGATTCCATGACTTTTTCTGGCTTTGGCACCGCCTACATGCTTGAAAAGGCTCCACAGGAAATCAAAGATGCTTATGGTAGAATACTTCAAGATTGGGACAAGACAGATCCAGAAGGCTTTGAAAATTTAACTGCTCTATTTAGAAATGCAAGACATTTAATAAAAGACCCTGTGACCGCTGCCACTTTGATGATAGGA